TACAGATAAGGTAGTACCAATATCAGTTAACTATCCTTTCTTTTTTAAACCAATACAAGATGGTATGGATCGACCGAAAACAGAGCTAGCGTATCGTGTGCCAGCCTCCAAGTTCACAAGAAGGTCTATAGTATCTACAGAAAAAAATGAAGATCTTGCCGGGCTTGACACAACTATTGATTGGAAAAATACTGGTGACAATGCTTATGATGGTGAGAAACTAAGATTATTAGTACATGATGAAAGTGGTAAATGGGAAAGACCTAATGATATACAAAACAATTGGCGTGTTACTAAAACAACGCTAAGACTAGGTTCTAGAATTATAGGCAAGTGCATGATGGGATCAACATCAAACGCTTTAGATAAAGGTGGTAGAAACTTTAAAAAATTATACGATGACTCAGACGTTACAAAAAGAAATGCTAATGGACAAACTCGTTCAGGACTCTATTCTTTGTTCATTCCTATGGAGTGGAATTACGAGGGATACATTGATTCTTATGGCTATCCTGTCTTCGACACGCCATCAAAAAAAGTGTATGGACCTCATGGAACGCCAATCAAAATTGGGGTTATTGAATACTGGGAAAACGAGGTAGAAGGTCTTAAACAAGACCAAGATGGTTTAAATGAATTTTACAGACAGTTTCCACGTACAACAAAACATGCGTTTAGAGATGAGTCTAAAATGTCTTTATTTAATCTAACCAAAATTTATCAACAAATAGATTATAATGAAGACCTAGAAAAAAATTCAGTTGTTACGACTGGTAGTTTTCATTGGGAAGACGGTGTTCAAGATACTAAAGTTATCTTTGTGCCAAACAAAAACGGTAGATTTAAAGTGTCATGGGTTCCGCCTGTTCATTTACAAAACCAAATATTTGTAAAGCATAACATGAAATATCCTGCCAACGAGCATATAGGAGCTTTTGGTTGTGATAGTTATGATATATCAGGTACAGTAGATGGTAAAGGTTCTAACGGATCTTTGCATGGTTTAACTAAATTTAGCATGGACGAAGCGCCTTCTAATAATTTTTTTTTAGAATATATAGCTAGACCGCAAACTGCTGAAATGTTTTTTGAAGATGTTTTAATGGCTTTGCATTTTTATGGAATGCCAATATTAGCAGAAAACAATAAGCCAAGATTATTGTATTATCTTAAACGTAGAGGTTACAGAAACTTTTCTATGAATAGACCAGATAAAATAAAACTATCAATAACAGAAAGAGAAATAGGTGGCATACCTAACTCAAGTGAAGATATTAAACAAGCTCACGCTGCAGCTATAGAAACTTACATAGAGGATCATGTTGGTGACTTAGGTGAAAGATTTGGTAGCATGTATTTTCAAAGAACACTAGAGGACTGGGCTCAATTTGATATAAATAATAGAACCAAGCATGATGCCTCTATTAGTTCAGGGCTTGCTATTATGGCATGTAATAAAAATAAATATAGACCAATAAATGAAATAATTAGAGAAAAGGTTTCTTTAGGTTTTTCAAAATACAACAATAAAGGAGATTTTTCTAAAATAATAAAATAAATGATTCAAGGAAATTATAACAGTGGTTTTCCAAGTCAGGTGGTACCTGATGCAGAGAAAATGAGTTTAGAATACGGTACTCGTGTAGGTAGAGCTATAGAGTATGAGTGGTTCAGAAGCAATAGAGGTGGTGACAGGTTCTCTATGAATTTTGCTAATTTTCATAACTTAAGATTATATTCTAGAGGAGAACAGTCTATACAAAAATACAAAGATGAATTATCTATTAATGGTGATTTGTCTTACCTTAACCTAGACTGGAAACCTGTACCTATTATACCTAAGTTTGTAGATATAGTTGTTAACGGTATGTCTCAAAGAGATTATGACGTTAAGGCTTATGCTCAAGATCCTGAATCACAAAAGAAAAGAACTAATTACGCTGAAGGTTTATTAAGAGATATACAGGCTAGGTCTTTCTTACAAAAAGCAGAACAAGAAATTGGCATGAATTTATGGACTACTTCAGCTCCAGAAAACTTACCTGAAAATAAAGAAGAGTTAAGTTTGCACATGCAACTTAGTTACAAGCAGTCTATTGAAATAGCAGAAGAAGAAGCTATATCAAATGTAATGGCTCAAAACAAATACATACAGACTAAAAAAAGAATGCTACAAGATTTAGTTGTATTAGGTATTGGTGCTGTAAAAACTAATTTCAATAGATCAAACGGTATAACTGTTGAGTATGTTGATCCAGCTAATTTAGTATATTCTTACACTGATGATCCTAATTTTCAAGATCTTTATTATGTTGGCGAGGTTAAAATGATACATTTAGCTGATTTACAAAAGCAGTTTCCAGAATTAACACCGGATGAATTAAAAAGAATAGAAAAGTTTCCAGGAACTCAAAATTATCTTAGAAACTGGAATGAATCACCAGACATGGTTGCTGTTTTGTTTTTTGAATATAAAACATATAGTAATCAAGTATTTAAAATAAAACAAACTGATCAAGGTTTAGAAAAAGCTTTAGAAAAAACTGATTTTTTTAATCCTCCACCTAGTGATAATTTTAACAGAGTTTCTAGATCAATAGAAGTATTATATACTGGTGCAAAAGTTTTAGGTATAGATAATATGTTATCATGGGGTGTTTCGCAAAACATGACTAGACCTTTTTCTAACATGACAAAGGTTAATATGAATTATCAAATTTGCGCTCCTAGAATGTATAGAGGACGTATAGAATCGTTAGTTGGAAGAGTAACAGGTTTTGCTGATATGATACAATTAACTCATTTAAAGTTACAACAAGTTATCGCAAGAATGGTTCCAGATGGTGTTTTTGTTGACGTTGATGGTTTAGCTGAGGTTGATCTAGGTAATGGCACAAACTATAATCCACAAGAAGCATTAAACATGTATTTTCAAACTGGTTCTATAGTTGGTAGATCTTTAACTCAAGACGGTGATCCTAACAGAGGTAAAGTTCCTATTCAAGAATTGCAAACATCTAGCGCAAACGGTAAGATACAATCGCTTATAGGTACTTATCAATACTACTTACAAATGATACGTGATGTGACCGGGCTTAATGAAGCTCGTGATGGTAGCACGCCTGACAAAGACGCTTTAGTAGGTATACAAAAAATGGCAGCGGCAAATTCAAACACAGCTACAAGACATATACTACAAGCTTGCTTATATCTAACAGTTAAAGCAGCTGAAAACATATCTTTAAGAATAGCTGATATGTTAGAGTATGATTTATTGGCAGACACTCTTAAAAAATCTGTAAGTAATTTTAATGTAGGTACATTAGAAGAAATGAGTAATTTAAATCTATTTGAGTTTGGTATATATTTAGAACTTGAGCCAGATGACGAAGAAATTGCTAAACTAGAAGAAAACATACAAGTTGCTTTACAATCAGGTCAAATATTTTTAGAAGATGCTATAGATATTAGACAGATTAAAAATTTGAAATTAGCTAATCAAATGCTAAAAGTAAAACGTAAAGCAAAACAAAAAATGGATCAAGAGATTGCGCAGCAAAATATACAAGCTCAATCACAAGCTAACATACAGGCTCAAGAAGCTTCTGCTTTATACGAAGTTCAAAAACACGAAGCAATGGCTGCGTCTAAACTACAAATAGAACAAGGTAAAGCTCAGTTTGAATTGCAAAAAATAGAAAAAGAAGCTCAAATAAAAAAAGAAATAATGGAAATTGAGTTTCAATATCAAAAACAATTAGCTCAAATGGAAAAAGGATATATGAGCAGTAAAGAAACAGAAATAGAAGATCGTAAAGATAAAAGAACAAAAATGCAAGCTACACAACAAAGTGAAATGATTGCGCAAAGAAACAATGACTCAGGCCCTGTAGATTTTGAATCAGGTAATGATAGTCTTGGTGGAATAAATCTAAATGGCTTTGGCCTTTAGATAGTATTATTTATTAATTTTATATTATTATATTATGTCAGAAACAAAAGAAACAAAAGAAGAAGTAATTGCTTCAAATCCTATTGAAACAGGAGAAGCAATTAACGAATCAAAATCAGATTACAAAGTTGATCTAAAAACAGGAACAACTAAAAAACAAGAACTATCTACTGTTACAAAAGTAGATTTAACAAAAAAACAAGAACAAGATGCCGTTCAAGTCGGAGAAACAAAGGAAGTGGTTGTGGGCGAACAAGCCGGAGATAGCCCTAAAGTGGACGAACAAATATCGGAGCCCGTTAAAACTACTGAAAATTTCAAACAAATCCAAGAAATAACAAAGGACGAAGTTAAAAAAGTAGAAACCGTTGTTGAAGAAGCTATAAGAGATGAAAAAGTTTTAGGTAAACAATTACCTGAAAACGTTGAAAAATTAGTTTCGTTTATGGAAGATACTGGTGGTACGGTAGAAGATTACGTAAGATTAAATGCAGATTATTCTAACGTAGACGGTCAAACATTGTTAAAAGAATATTATAAAAAATCTAAACCGCATCTTAACGATGAGGAAATAAGCTTTATCATGGAAGATAATTTTTCTTATGATGAAGAAATTGATGACGAGCGAGAAGTCAGAAAGAAAAAACTCGCACTTAAAGAAGAGGTTGCAAAAGCTCATGGCTATTTGGAAGAACTAAAGGGTAAATATTACGACGAAATCAAGTTGAGACCGGGCGTTACTCAAGAACAACAAAAAGCTATGGAATTTTTTAATCGATATAACGAAAATCAGCAAGTTGCTACACAACAACATGAGGATTTTAAAGCTAAAACTAAACAATTACTCTCTGATGACTTCAAAGGTTTTGAATTCAAATTAGGAGATAAAAATTTTAGATATGGTGTTAAAAATCCTAATGAAGTTATTGAATCTCAGTCAAACATTAGTACGTTTGTTCAAAAGTTTTTGGATAAAGACGGCGCCGTTACAGATCACGAAGGATATCACAAAGCAATATACGCTGCTAGGAATGCAGACACGATAGCACAACATTTTTATGAGCAAGGTAAAGCCGATGCTGTTAAAGACGTAGTTGCTAAATCTAAAAACATAAGCAATGAATCTAGGCCACAACCTACAGGAGATGTTTTTGTTGGAGGATTTAAAGTAAAAGCTGTTAGTGGTTCTGATTCTCGTGGACTTAAAATAAAAACACGTAAATTTAACAATTAAAATTAACAATTATGGGAATATTAACTCCTCAATTTGGTAGTTTAGTGCCTTCACAGTCACAACAGACTTTGGCTAACAACTACTTAAACTTCAACGGCGCTGCTGGTGGAGGAACATTCGCACAACAATACCTTCCTGAAATTTATGAAGCTGAAGTAGAAAGATACGGTAATCGTACTATCTCTGGTTTCTTAAGAATGGTTGGTGCTGAAATGCCAATGACTTCTGATCAAGTAATTTGGTCAGAACAAAATAGATTACACATTGCATACGATAACGTTGCTTGTAATCAAAATCAAACAATCACGTTACCTGCTGGCGTTGCAAACGTATTAGCACCTAACATGACTGTTGTAATTATGGATCCAGCTAATCCATCTGCTACTGTACATGCTATCGTAGGAAATGGTGCTGCTCAAACAGGAAACCAAACTGCTACAGTTTATCCTTACGTTGCTGCTAACCTTGCCGGTTTATCAGCTACTGGGCTAAAACTATTTGTATATGGTTCTGAATTTGCTAAAGGTACTGCTGGTTCTACTGAGAACATCACTCCTTCTTTTACGCAATATGCTAACTCACCTATCATTATTAAATCCAATTATCAAATAAATGGATCTGATACTGCTCAAATCGGTTGGGTTGAAGTTGCTGCTGAAGATGGAACATCAGGATTCTTATGGTATCTAAAAGCTGAAGGCGAAACTAGATTAAGATTTGAAGATTACTTAGAAATGAGTATGGTTGAAGGTCAATTAGCTACGGCTGGTTCTGGTTTTAGCGCTAATCAAGCTTTAATACCTGGATTTGGTGGTGCTGCACCTGTAGTTGCTGCTAAAGGAACTCAAGGTTTATTCTCTGCTATACAGTCAAGAGGTAATGTACTTGCTGGATACGGTGGAACTTTAACTGATTTTGATTCAATATTACAAAACTTAGATTCTCAAGGAGCTATTGAAGAAAACATGCTTTTCTTAGATAGAGCTACAGAATTACAGTTTGATAATATGTTAGCACAACAAAACTCTTACGGAGCTGGAGGTACATCTTACGGTGTATTTGAAAACTCTGAAGAAATGGCGTTGAACTTAGGATTTTCTGGTTTTAGAAGAGGTTCTTATGACTTCTACAAAACTTCATGGAAATACTTAAATGATGCTTCTACAAGAGGTGGTTCTGGAAACTTCACTGGTGGTGACAACATCGACGGTGTATTAGTACCTGCAGGAACAACTACTGTGTATGACCAATTACTTGGTACAAACATACGTAGACCATTCCTACATGTGCGTTACAGAGCTTCACAAGCTGATGATAGAAGAATGAAGTCTTGGATCACAGGATCTGTTGGTGGTGCATTCACTACAACAAATGATTTCATGCAAGTATCTTTCTTATCTGAAAGATGTTTAGTAACACAAGCTGCAAATAATTTCGTATTATTCGTTGCTTAATATTTATGTAATTTTTACCCTCGTTATATCAACGGGGGTAATTATTACTTTTATAAACTATTTAATTATATTATATTATGTCAAAAACAAAAGAAACAAAAGAATTTAACCCAGAAAAAGGCTGGGAAATAAAAGATAGAAATTATTTTCTTACTGGAACAGATAGACCTTTAACTTATACGCTACCTTCAAAGCACTCATCACGTTATCCTTTATTATGGTTTAACGAGCATACAGGAGAGCAAAAAGCTATAAGATATGCTAATAATCAAATGTCTCCATTTGAAGCAGATCAAAAAGGTGAAGTAACAATGTCTCATATTATATTTAGAGATGGTACATTACACGTTCCTAAAAGAATGCAATCATTGCAAAAGCTTTTATCAATATATCACCCTTATAAAGATAGTAGATACACTGAACATTTACCAGTGGCTGAAGCTCAAAATGATTTACACATATTAGAACTAGAAATAGAGGCTTTAAATCATGCTAAAAACATAGGTATAAACGAAGCTGAAGCAATATTAAGAGTTGAAAAAGGCTCGGTTGTATCTGAAATGAGTTCTAAAGAAATAAAAAGAGATATACTATTGTTTGCTAAAAACGATCCAGAATTATTTATTGAACTAGCTAAAGATGATAATGTTCAATTAAGAAACTTTGGAATTAAAGCTGTTGAAGCTAGAATAATATCTTTGTCTAGCGACAATAGAGATTTCAAATGGGCAAGTAATGGTCGTAAACTTATGACTGTACCTTTTGAAGAACATCCATACTCAGCTTTAGCTGCATGGTTTAAAACAGATGAAGGTTTAGAAGTTTATAAAACTATAGAGAAAAAACTCTCTTAACCTGTAATACTAATATAGGGTCCGTTCACTCGGGCCCAATATTATAATAAAAATTGACAAATGGCAATAAACGTAAATACTGTTTATAAAACAGTCTTATTAATACTTAACCAACAGCAAAGAGGTTACATGACACCTGACGAGTTTAATAAAGTCGGTGCTCAAGTACAACTTAATATGTTTGAAAATTACGCTAGTGATTTAAATCAACAATATCGTGTTGCACAAAACGATACAGAGTATGCTAATAGAGTTAAAAATATAGACGAAAAAATTGACATTTTTAAAAAAATTGGAACCGCTAACTATAACACAGCGAGTTCATATTTCACTCTTCCTTACGCTACTTCAACACCAGAGTTTACAC